GAACGTGGATTGGGCGGCATCTTGGCATTGCCACAGGCTTCGCGCAGACTGAGCACTTTTTTGTAGTCGAATGCAGTGGCGGCGAGTGCCGTGATTCCTGGCGCGCCGAAGTTGGCTGCTGTGATGCAACCAAAGATATCGACCAGCACATCCTGAGCCAGTTGCTGGGCAGCGGCTTCGACCAGAGTTTCGAGCACTCCCATGGCTGTCTCCGCAGACTCCTTGGCAGTCACGTGCACGGTTTTGTATTTGTGGCGGTTCAAGGTCACTGGAACCACGGTGACGGTCGAATCGGCATTGGCGGAATAATCGCCGGCAAAGTCACTTGATGTCGATGGCGCGCCGACGAGGGGCACGCGCACGGTGTCGAGCTTGTCCGCTGGCAAGGGACTGAAGTCGGTGGAAAATGCGGTCACCGGCAGGAGGTTGGCGGTGAAGGGCATGAGCGCCCGCTGGGCGACCTTGATGTCTTTGACGTTGGTGAGAGTGTTAGGCATGGCGTTCGATTAGGCTTGTTGTTTGAGAATGAGGGCTTGTTGTTGAGGGGTGAGGTTGCGCCAGAAGGCGGTCTGCTCGGAGGGATCGGTGATGGCGGCGAACTGCGCATGGAGGTCGGCGGCCTGGTGGGTGTCACCGGCTGGGGTGACGCGGGCAGGAAGCGTGGTGCCGGTGCTGGCAACGACGCGGGCGACTTCGAGTTGCAACTTGCGGTCGAAATCCCTTTGGGACGCCTCCAGCTCGGTGATCTGGGATTGCAGCGTGGCGACTTGGTCGGCTGCGGCATCTCGTTGCGCGATCAGGGTGGCGGATTGAATTTTCGCCTCGTCGCACTCTGCCTTGAGCGTGTCGATTTCAGCGGCAAGGAGCTCCACTTCGCCGCGCAGCGATTCGACTTGGGTCGATGCTTCGGTGAGCAGTTCGTTTTGGGCTTGGTGGTCCCGTGTGAGGTCATCGACCTGCGTGCGGGCTTCAAGGAGTTGGTCTTCGAGTGCGGTGGTCATCACCCGTGATTTCGTGTCAACCGAGGTGTGATAGACGCGGAGCCTCCGCATGGCTTCTGCGCGGTCGGGAACCATGCCTGCGAGGTTGTGGCGTTGTGCCTGCTTGCCGCTAAAAGTCTGGCCTTCCATGGCTTCTACAGGGATGGCGCGTCCGCGTGCAAGAACAGCGGAATGGAATTCACTGGCGATCTCGGCGAGGTTCGCAGAAATGAGTTCTCGTTGGTCATCCGTCAGTGGTGTTCCCGGTGCGCCCATCGCCTTGTATTTGCCGACGGAAAAAACTTCCACCTTGATGCCTGCGCGATCGAGTGCGGCGCTGTTATCGACGACGGCTTGCACCACGCCGATGGATCCGACCTGTGCGGATGGTGTGGCATAGATGGCGCGTGCCTGGCTGGCAACCCAGTAGGCCGCCGAGCACATGAGGCCGGAGGAGAAGGCATAGACTGGCTTCTTCTTATCGAGGGCGGAGACGGCATTCGCAAGCTCCGGTGTTCCGGCTACTGTGCCGCCGGGAGAATCGATGTTGAGGAGCACGGCTTTGATGTCATCGCGCCCTGAGATTTCTTGCAGGGCATCGCCGATTTCCTCGGAGCTGGTTGCTCCATAAAACATCTTGGCGAAGAGGTCAGCTTTGCGAAGGATCGGGCCTTCGATGGCAACGACTCCAATTCCATCCTCCACCGATAGGAGTGAATTTTGTTGGCCTTGATGGGAGAAAAATCCTGCACGCTCCCCCTGTGCTTGATACGAGGCAGAGATTGCGTGCAGGGCATCAGGTTGAATGAGCCACTCGCGATGTTGAAGAACCGGGTTCATGCCCGGTTGGTGGTGTCAACAACGCTTACGACGTAGAAAACTGAAAAGGCCTAACACCCCAAGAAGTGCCGTGCCTGGTTCTGGAATCGCCGCTACACTGCTGGCAACACGGAATCCGGCGGCATAGCCCTCATTTGACGGCGAGGAGTCGAGGGAAGCCGTTGGCGTGGATGCGAGGTAGTCGTCGTTGGGTATATTGGACCAAGCGCCTCCTCGCATCCCGCGCAGGTTAAAGGGTTTGGTAGCGTCATTCCACTCTGCGACGTTTCCGCCTTGGTCGAAGGTGCCATAGAAACTTGGATCTCCGCTGTAGCTACCAACATCAGTGGATTCGCCAACTGCCAGCGCGAAATTTGCATCTGCCGTAGTGATGCTATTCTGACCGTTCGGATAGAGCGAGTAGGATGCTGTAGAGCCGTTGTAGTAGGCGGCCTTATACCATTCGTTTTCTGTTGGGATATAAAATTGCGCGCCAGCGTTTTTCAGAATGATACCGCTCATCGCACCGTTGAGCGTGTAGGAGCCGGTTTCCGTGTCACCACTGCCCTGGCCATTTGACAGCCAGTTGGTAAAGCGCGCTGCATCAAACCAAGAAACAAGTGCTACCGGACGGTTGGCCAATTCACTTGTCACTGAGTAGGTGTAGCTCCCGCTGGACCCGTTGCGGGAGATGCCGAGGTTGAGAAACGGCATCATAACATGGTATAACGAATAGTTGTCCGTGGCGGCCTTCGCGTTGAGAAACTCGGCATACTGAGCGTTGGTGACCTCGTATTTGCCGATCTTGTAGGCGTAAGCCACCGCGCCGTAGCCGTTCGAATCAGCAGCATTTCCAGGATTTCCGACGTTCACCCAGTCGATGGTAACAGATGCTGATGCTGAAGTGATGACGGCGAGAGCGGCCGCAATAGTTAGGTAATTTTTAAATTTCATCATTCTGTTCAATCGTGTCGTCATGGTTGCAACACCCCACCGACGGTCAACGCTGTAATTCTGATCCTATGTGACTTTTTCGTCACGAAGGCTTCCAGAGCATCTCGACCGGGATGCCGTGTTTTGCCGCCGTCTCAAGAATGAGCTTGGCATCGCTGGCCCGGCGCTCGATTTCCTCGCCGAAGTCAGCACCGAGTTCTTGGAAGTGGTCTGATAGCGTCTTGAGTCCCATTTCCACGTCCGCACGGTTCTGCTGGGCTTCCCGTCCGGCGTCCACGGTCACACGCTTGGGCGGCACGGAGGAGATTTTCCACCAGCCTTCGATGGGCGGCAGGAGTCCGCGGTTGATCGCGTCACCAATGACGTAGGTCCACACCGGTTTGATGAGGCGGCGTTCCAAGATCATCTGGCGGAAGGAGAACCGGCGGTCGGCTTTGGCGACGATCAAGCGCACGCCTGCCCCGCCGATCTTGCTGGAATCCGCCGCGAACTCGAAAGGGATCATGCCGAGAGCGGAATCACGCCGCAGGTGTTCCAAGAATCCGGTGAAGGTAGGACTTGGGCGGTTCGACTGGAAGCTGTCGAGTGACTCGTCGGGCTTGAGAGCGATCAACTTGCCGCCGACGATGCGCTGGAGTGAAACCGGATCGCTGGATTCAACGCCGCTACTCGCCCCGCCGACCACGAAGTCCCCGTTGTCGTCGATCTCGCCGCGTGCCGTTTTGAGGATGCGCGACACATCGGCATTGTCCTTCACCGCGTGTTTTTCCAGCGCGAGGAGTTCCATTTCGTCGAGGACGTGGTTGATAGAATGCTGAATCGTCGGATGCGAGCGAACACCGCCCGCCCATTCCGGCTCGTGAATGTGCAGAATGGCCTCAGCCGGAAGATCACGCCCTTTGCCATTGTCTTCCAACACCCGATAGAAGATCGGCGCGCCCCAGGCATCGAGTCCCACGCCGTCGATGGTATCCTTCGATCCGAACTCGTCGCCGATCCGGTGGGACTCGATCAACTGAATGCGTGGTTCGCCCTCGGCATCGCGGGTCTTGTGGATGAAGTATTCGCCGTCGATGTCCATTCCCCGGCAGACGAGCGCCTGGCATTCCTCGAACGAAAACCGGCGCGTGATTTCGCAGCGGGCGGACCACAGCGCGAAGTAGGCTTCGGCGGCACGGTTCCATTCCGGCTTGGGTGATTGTGCTTGGACGCGGATGCCGTCGCCGGTCGAATAGATCGCCATGTTGGCGACGAGTTCCCGCATGAATCCGCTGTTCTTGTGGAGGTAGCGTGATTTGCGAACCAGTTCGGTGCGAACCCCCGGCGTGAGTTCGTTGCGGGCATCAGTCGGGGATGCTCCTGGAACGCTGCCACGGCGGGGCGACCAGTTCGCGGCCTCGAACGGTGATCCCCACGCCTTGGGGACAAGAACGGGCGGCAGCCAACGCATGGCGATTTGTTTGAGGCTGGTCATTTCGGGAGGTAGCCGGAGATGAAGGAAGCAACGGCGATGCGTGGTTTGCCGAAGGTGGCTGGATCGAGCACCCGGAGCGCGTGACCACATTCCTCAAGCACTTGATCGACGGGCATGGTGAACTGCTTGGCGGTGGATGTGTCCGCGTCGTTCCAGTTCATGATGGTCTT